AAGTGATTTTTATAAAGATAATATTCATAAAGTTATGAAAGATTTTATGCCTATGGATCAATGTGGAGAGATTTCCTTGGAGGATGCGCTTTTTGGAAATGAACGTATACGGGCAGTTGATATGACCACTAGCACAGGTCCTTATTGGAGAAAGAAAGGTATTACTAAACGTATACAATTATTCGATCCCGAAACAAGGTGGATATTACCTGAGTTTAGGGAAAGAGTGCAAAAACACTATGACGATGCTGGAGATGGATTTTGGGAAGAATTTGTTTGCGTGCTAGCATTGAAAGATGAACCATTGCCACATAAGAAAGACATTAAGAGGGTATTTTATATATATGATGTTGATTTATTGGTATTCATGAAGATGGTTTTGGGTGATATGCTTCAAAACCAAATTGAACATCATAATGTTAGTGGATGTGCCATTGGCATTAATCCACATGGAATAGACTGGACTATACTTGTCCAGAAAATGTTGCCTTATTACAAATACCTACTAAGTGACTATTCCAAATTAGATGTCACAATGCAGGAGTTTATATTTACTTTTGCGTCATGGTATGTTATAGATAGGTATCAAGCTACAGGAAAACAGGCAATGCGAATTAAAAGTATATTTCTTAGGGCTTCTTCACCCTTGTTAATAGCTGGTAATAATGCATTTAGAGCAATTGCACTGAATACTAGTGGATGGCCATTGACTTTACAGATAAACGATTTTGGTTGTCACCATTCCCATAATATGTGTATAAATATGTTGCTCTGTGCTGACTTAGCTTCATTTTTTGAGTTCTCAGATCAATATAGATTAGTTTCTTATGGAGATGATATGTGGAAAGGATTTACTGAATATCTTTCGAATAGAATTAAACCTTCAGAATTAGCGGCTTTGATGCTCAAATACTATGGATTTATCCTTACAGGCTTGGATAAAGTAGATTCTGGAAGTTATGTTAGAACCATAGAAGCATGTTCCTTTATAGGAAGAAGTTTCAAAAGAAAAGGCTCTCTTTATTTAGCTCCTTTGCAAGATGCGAGCTTTAATAAGATGATACATTGGGTGCGTAAAAATAAGAAGATACCTGCGCTAGAGATATATCAAGCAGTTCTTAATACTATGTGTCATGAATGTATTCCTAAAGGAAGAACCGTCTATAATGATTTTTTAAAAAGGATGCATCCATTGTTTATAGAATTCGGATTGACGCCATTGTATAGTAATTATGCACATGCATGGAGCAGATATAAAGATAATTATTTAAATAGTCCTCGAGCTGAGATAGCACAGTGGCTACGATATAATAAGACATGC